TGCTGGCGCTGCGAAGGCAGACGGCTGGACTGACACTCAGATAGCATCCAATTACGGGCAGACGAGCTATAACGCGACGTCAACGACTGCTGGCTCCGGTACGATGGGCAGCGGCACGTATGATGTTTCTTCCATTGATTTCCGCCAGATTGACAATAATGTCGGTAACTGGGCTGCGATCGGCTCGCTGAAGTCTGATAACGTTACGTCCGGGCAGGCAACGATGTCTGTCACTGTCGTCAACATGGGAGCTCTGCTCGTCCTCTATACCAAGACGGCTATTGGCACGAACTATGTCACTAACGTTTCCGGGGCTGGCGTCTCTAACTGGACGCAGGCTCTTACCGGATTTACCGACTCGAATGCTTCTCCACATATTCAGCAATGCTGGATAGCCAAGGCAGCGCAGACAGGGACTCTGACTCTGACGCTCACTTATCAGACGTCAATAGGATCTACTGCGGTAGAGAGGAACTTCCAGGAATTTACCAGCAATGATCCTAGTGATACATATTCTGTTGACAAGACCGGGACTCGCAATAATACCGGGAATGCTTATTACATTACGTTCCCGCCGCTGGCGGCTCCGGCTAGTGTCGGAGGTTCACTTTATCTCGGTTTCGCTCGCGTGCCTGGCTCTTCGTCATACAGGAGTCCGACTGGTCCCTGCGTGGTCCAGTCTAATGCGGCTGCCGACGCATTCATCTATGCTCTCAATATGGTTGATGCGCTTACGGCTCAGGTATGGAATCCATCTTCCTCTGGTACGTCATATACTTCTGCTCTGTTCATCAAGGCTACGCTCAGTCTAGCTGGATTCTCGGACGGTGATAATAACAATTCCATGAATGCTAATGGCATCATGGGATTGAACGGAGTAGCTACCGGCTTTGCGCCGAATACCACTGTCGCATCCGGAGCAGTTGTCAACAAGATGGGGTTGTCGGCGTCTGCGCCTAGCGCCTCGACTGCCTCCGGAGCTATTGTCGCCAGGCTTGCGCTCGTCGCCTCGGCCGTTTCCGTTTCTTCTACGTCTGCTTCTATTTCTGATCAGGGCGTGCTCGTCGGGTTTTCTCTTGCGGTATCTAGCGCGGCAGGGAATCTAAACTCCATTTCCGTGCTGAATGGTTCCAGCGCCAGTGTTTCTCTGGCTGGCGGTACGGTAGCGGCGAAGGGAGTTATATCTGGTCAATGCTCGACTGCCATGGCAGCCGCGGGCACTGTTGCTCTTTCCATGCTCGCGGCAGGTATATCGGCTACCGCATCATCTGCACTCGGTGCAATGGGACTCGGTGGTGCGGTAGCTGGTATCTCTAGCGTGCAATCGTCAGCCAGCGGAGGAATTGTCCAGATTGCAGGGATATCTGGTAAATCCTCAACGGTTAGTTCTGCTGCCGGCTCTATAGGAGCAGTTTCTCCGCTGGCTGGCTCATCTGTTACAGCTAGTGCGGCCAGCGGCGCAGCAGCCATCCAGACGGGAGCAATTACCTACCCGCTAGCGGGCTTTGCCGCCAGCGCCAGCGCAGCCAGCGGCACCATTGCCGCGCAGGCGACGATGAGCGGCACCAGCACGGGCGCAAGCCGTGCCGCGGGCAGCGTTACGGCACTGGGCAGCCTAAACGGGCTTAGCGTGGCGCTGGTCGTCGCGGCGGGCACGGTAACGTCACGAATATCTGTCGCTGGCGCGTCTTTCACGACAAGCCGTGCCGATGGAACCATGGCTGGCGCTGGCGAGGTATCCGGCGTTTCTGCCACCGTATCTCAGGCTTTCGGCAGCCTGGCCGCGCAGGCACCGTTCAGCGGCACGGCTGTCTCGCATGCGCTGGCTGGCGGTTCTATTTCCGCTGTCCTGGCTATCGCGGGTAATTCCGCTACCTTGAGCGGGGCTACCGGATCACTATCAGGTGCGGCACCGATAGCCGGTAGCTCCATCACTGTCCCGGTAGCGAATGGCGCTGTCGTAGCCGCGCTGGCCGTGTCGGGCGCAGCGACCAGCACATCGGCGGCCAGCGGCACCATAGCGGGCACGGGTGCTCTGTCCGGCTCGTCCCTCACTGCCTCGGGCGCATACGGCAGCGTCGTCGCTATCGGGTTGCTGACCGGCAGCGCCAGCACTGTGACATACGGCTACGGCACGCTATTCGCGGGTCTGGTCATAAGCGGAATATCCATTGCCGTGTCCGGCGGTGATGGCACCGTCTTGCCGCCGTTCATCGCAGGATTGCTGCCGCCGGAAGTAGAGGGAATTGTCACTGTTGTTCCGGGGCCGACAGTTCTGATAACCGTCAGTGACACAGAGGCTTCTCTGTCGGTGGCTGCGGTAGCTGCTGATGTGGAAGCCAGAGAAGTCGAAGCAGAGATAACGATTAACGCTCTGGTATCGGAGGTAAAGTGATGGATGGTCAGGTCCTGTATTTCCCGCAGGGGAATGATGTTATTGTCACGGCCAGGTATCCGGAGATATCGGATGGAACGGGCTCACACTCGGAGTTCTTCTATAAGGATAATAGGTATCTAGCTGACAATGACCCGACGACGCAGATGTACTCGGCGAGCATAGATGCCGATCCGGATAATCCAGGAGCGACCATGTCGGTATTCACTATACCTGGCGACGACAATCTCATGGCCGGAGCATTCTGGTATCGCGTGGATTGCGTGGATACCCTTGATACCAGGCGAACAGCGTCGTGCGGAGTACTACTGGTGGAGGCTGTGTGATGGCAGAGAAGAGCGTGGCCGGAGTCAAGGGCACGGAAAGGCTCATGCATTACTGGGCTGAGGGTGAAGGCAGAGCGAAAATCAACTGGGGCGTGCCAGGTGATTTCGACCGCTGCGTGACAGAGCTCGGAAAGTACGTGGGCCCTGGAATCGTGAAAGGGCTGTGCGCTAATCTCCACCATAGAGCGACCGGCGGATGGCCTGGCCACGCGCCAGGCGCAGAAGAAGCCGCGGCAAAGGCCAAGGCTGCAAAGAAGGGCTAGCAATTGCCCTGATCGTGAGCTACCATACGCCTATACAGGGAGGCAATCATGAGCGAAGGGGCTGCCGAGGCAGAGGCCGGAACGGCTGATGTCGACACCAGTGCCGCGGGCTCCGAAACGGAAACCGAGGATACTGAGGCTGCCGGTCTGCTGGATGCTATGTCCGGCAATGACCCAGAAGCGCTCTCAGAAGAACTGGAGAAGTGGCGCAAGGAAGCCCGCAAGTGGGAGGGACGTTCTAAGCAGAATTCCGATGCAGCCGCACGGCTGAAGGAAATCGAGCAGCAGAACATGTCTGAGCTGGAAAAGGCTCAGGCAGCCCAGCGGGACGCAGAGGAAAGGGCAGCGACGGCGACGGCGATGCATAATCGCGTCATGTCTGCTGCCGCGAATAATCTTCCGGTAGATCTTATTGATTACCTCGGGTCCGGAACGGAAGAGGAAATCAACGAGACGGCGGAGGTTTTTGCCCGCGTGATCGAAGAGACGGTACAGCAGCGCGTCAATGAGATTCTCGCGAGTAACGCTAGCCGAAACGGCCAGCCTATGTCGGGCGCACGCCCAGTGGAGTCAATGCGTCCAGGATCAGCTCCGGCCAGCGGCGGAACGCCGACAAGCCCGGATGAATGGTTCCGGCAACTTCTCAGCGAACGCTAGGCACAGCGCATCCGCGCTGGCGCGGAAAGGATTTAGGTCATGCCGACCTATGGTACGCATATTGCCAGGACCACGACCGGAAGTGATCCCCTCGTTCCGGAACCGCTGGCTACGGCAATCATTCAGGAAGCGCCGAAGGCATCTGCCGCGCTTCAGCTCATGAACAAGACCGTCCTATCCAGCAAGACGCAGCGCATGCCGGTTCTAGACGTGCTGCCTATGGCGTACTGGGTCGGCGGCGACACGGGCATGAAGCAGACTTCCCTCCAGCAGTGGAAGAACGTCGTCATGGTCGTGGAAGAACTCGCGTGCATCGTACCGATTCCCGAGGCATATCTGGACGATGCGGACGTGCCTCTCTGGTCCGAGGTGCAGCCCCGAATAACGGAGGCAGTCGGTCAGCTTATTGACCTGGCCGTGCTCTGGGGCATCAACAAGCCCGTCACGTGGGGTTCCGCAGTGTTCCCCGGAGCCGAGCTTTCTGGTCATTTCGTGGTTCAGGGCACTGGTTCTGACCTCGGCGTGGATGTAGCTTCCCTCGGTGCCATGATGGCGAACTCTGGTTATACCATCAACGGCTTCGCGGCAAAGCCGGGAATCAACTGGCAGCTCGTCGGGATGCGCTCGGCGCAGGGACTGCCGATTTACCAGCCTGACATGACAGATACACCTGGCGGCACGCTGTACGGCTATCAGATGGCCGAGATCAACAACGGCTCATGGCAGGGCGGAGCGGCAGGTGCCGTGATGCTGGCCGGCGATTTCACCAAGTCGATCATCGGAATGCGCCGCGACATCACGTTCAAGATGTTCACTGAAGGTGTCATTTCCGACGATACCGGCAAGGTCATTCTGAACCTGATGCAGCAGGACAGCGTAGCCATGCGGATGACAATGCGCCTGGCCTATGCCACCGTTAACCCGGTGACTATCATGCAGCCAGGCAGCTCTATCACCGCGCGCTGGCCGTTCGCTGCCATTCTGCCGACGGGGACGACGCCGCCGACTGGCGGGCCGATCAACGTCATTCAGGCTCCGCCGTATCCGTACGTGGGTTCATTCGCGGGCGATCAGCAGGATCTAGAGCTTGACAACCCGCAGGATGTAGAAGCCTACGAGGCCCAGGAAAAGGCTGCGCAAGCCCAGCGTGAGGATGCCGAGGAAGGCAGAAAGCAGCTCGGTCGTCGGCGTCAGCGGCAAGACCAGCCAGCAGCAGAGCAGGCAAGCCAGCCAGAGCAATCGCAGGTGCGGAATCCGCGTCAGCGTCCGTAACCAGCGAAGCAGGGACTGATTACGACCTAGCCGGGAGGGATGCATGAGAATCGGAGAGCAGTTGCCCACACTGGCAACGCCGGACGATATCGTGGACCGACTAGGTCGTAATCTAAATCAAGTGGAGGCAGCGCGCATTGACGCGCTCCTACGAGATGGCAGTGCTATCATCCGCCGCTACTGCCGACAAGACTTTCTTTTCGAGGAAGGCGCGACAGAGGTTTTCGTGGCGGATGCCGGCGAGATCAGGCTGAGTAACAAACCTGTCTGGTCAGTGGATTCCGTAACATGGAAGTCCGGCAATCCGGCACTCCTCGGAGACCTCGGTATTTCCTGGTATATCTTCGACGGAATTGACAAGATAACTATTCCGTCGCCGTACGAATCCGGTATCATTAACCTGCCGTACATGTGGTATATGACAGCCTGGTATTCTGACTCGTTCGAGATTGTCTACTCCTATGGATATAACAGTCCCCCGAACGAGGCTGTAGCCGTGCTGTGCACGGCCATCATATCAGAGCTGGCTACTCCGACCATGTCAGCCACGCTCGCGGGTGAGCACATCGGAGCGTACTCATACACGATGCGGCGCACCTCGGGCGCAGGCTTGAACGCCGCGCTGATAGACGCAGGCATGGAAACATCGCTTAAAGATTTCCGGCGACCAGCTGGTACTATTCCTGTGAGAATCTGATGAAGTCGCGTATCTTTCCGTACTCGGTAACGATAACGCTTGTCCGGCGTACTCTCAGCGGCCAGCGAGATGAATTCGGAAATGATGTGTACACGGAAACGCCGGAGGACATTCCTTACTGCGTCGTGCAGCCTGGCATCAGCTCTGAGAATACGCAGTTCA